TATCCGGATCCATCTGTATGCGAGTTACTTCTCCAGTTGAAGAATCAATAGTTGCAGTTGCTGCTGCACCAGAGCCAAATCCACCAATAGTAACAGTTGGAGCTGATGTATAATTTTGTCCGTTAGATGTCACTATAATCGAAAGAACTGCACCACTAATTGCATGATTTTGTACTTCAGCCTGTTTTAATTCAATACCAGTTGAATTTGAGTCTGTAGCACCTTGTAATTTAACAGGAATAAAATTAGATGATTGAAATTTTTCTTGATCAGCCGCAGAAATTGTATACAAAAACTTCCATACATATCCATCTGCTGTACGGAAAGAATGGATATTTGAACCAGTTGGTTCTACAGTTGACGGCTGAGCGACACCTTGTTTATTACGACCAACTTCAAGACAAACATAAACTTGGTTATTATCTGTCTTTACATAATATGGATTGGTCGGATATCCTTGTACACGATCATCATATGGAGAATAAATACGGCCATTTGACCAGTTATTACGTGGCGCTACAAGTGAAGACCCTTGCATTCTTTTAATCGACTGCAAACCATCTCGAAAATCTGATTGAGTTTCAGGATTATTAGTTGGAGTCGGAACAGTTTCGAATGAATCCCACTGTTCTGACCGACCAATACCTACATAATAGTTTGCTGTTCCTTGCGAGAACTGATCGAAGAAGTCTCGAGCAATCTGTCTTTTAAGTGTATCTGTAATTACTGCTGGCATTTTCTATATCCTATTAAGTGCTAATTGCGGCGCCAAGCGCAATACGCTTGTAAGAACCTGCATCGCTATCAAAAACCGCAAGACATGGATTACCTGATGCGCCATTTGATACGAAAATTAATTTACCATGTTCACCTGTTGGAACTGTGTTAACTGTGTAATTTCTAAGATCGACTTCAACTGCACGCGCTTTTACATAATCAGAATCAACTGTAGCTGGTATATCATCGGCAGCAATCATATCTCTTTTAATTGAGAACCATCCTTGATCATCATATAAATTAAATCGATTCGAATCTTTATGATATGAGATAGAACCTTTACCTCTAAACAAAGCTTGTCCAGCCGTTGAGGTAAGACCCGCAGTGTTGACTGTAGGCACCGCTAAGGTTCCTATATTATTAGTCGAGTCAAATCCAAAATTAAATATTGTTTGATTTGTGTGAAGTTCTGCCGTTACGACCTCATCAACAGTGGCAAGTTGAATTGTGTTACCGCCAAACAGCAAGCCTCCGCCGTTGTTTGATGCATACGATCCAGTTCTCCAAGGACCCGTAAGAAATCCTGCGCCGACAAAGAATCCATTTGATGAATCTATAGAAACGTTATTTTCACCTAAAGAAACCGGCTGTGAAAATGTAAAGTTTGTTCCATCAAATCCAAGTCTTTCACCTGCCATATGAATTGTAGTACCTGAAAGATACAAGTCTTTCCACTTAAAGTTTGAATCACCTAAGTCGTATGTGCTATCGGCAGATGGAACAATGTGACCCGCATGTGCTGTGAGATTTGGTGCATCAACTCTTAAATTAACATATGCAGAATCGATAATAGTAGCTACTTCGGAAGAATCAACTGAATTAGCTTGAATAAGTGTAAGAGTACTGGCAGAATCAAATGCAGTACCAGTAAGCAGTGAGATATAAGCAGAATCAACAATACTTGTAATGTCAGCCGTAAGAGCGACAGTACCTGAACTATCAGGCAATACAATCAAATTATCACCAGTTGGATCGATTACACCAAGTGATGTTTCGTGCGAGTCCGCCGTAACGCCTTCGAATACAATGACCTTTGTTCCAAAAGCGATACCGTCCAAACCGCCTGCAGAACCAGATGCAACTTGTAATGCCGCAACATCTGTATACAGCTCGTCGAAGTTGTCATTAATTTTAATCGCACCAGTCCGGAGATCATCACCAGTTCCATCATTACCGGCTGTGCCTATATCGATAATTTGTCTTGCCATATCTTATCCTATAAAACTATAACTCTATTTATAATAGAAATCATCACTTTCTAAAATATACTCTTGAACTAAAGTCATCTAATGTTGATGAGAAGCGAATTGCAGACGCATTTGCAGAATCAGCATAATCGTCAAACGATGCATAGAATCCACCCCATTCATAAACCTTATTGTAGTATTTTTGTACATCTGCAATCGTAAGACCGGGATAGTCGTTAATATTACGATATACACTATAACGATCGCGTAGTCTAATTCTTCCATCTCCAAAGTAACCAGATTGTACATAGCCTGAACTTACGACCGGAATAAAGTCTGGATCCATAATGTCACTATCAAGACCATCGTAAAGCGGTGCTAGTGAAGGCGGATCCGAAAGTGCACCAACTACCTCACCTTCTGCATTAGTCGTAAGGGTTGCTGTACCAAATAGTAAAGTTGTGTTTGCATTTGGATCACTAATTGATTGTGCAGTGCCAATCACTAATTCAGGTTGAGCTTCAAGTGTAACAGATGCTCCGAGAAAAAATCCAGCCGGGTGTACAAAGTTTCTATAAAGTTCTTCCCATTCAGAAATCGGTAAAGGTGCTTTAATTAATGTGGAGAAGATTTGATTTAGTCCGCCATCTTGTAACTTAAATCCTTCTTCCTCTCCTATTGTTGATTGTGATACTCGAAACAGTTTTTCTTTCGGATATATAATTTCAATTTCTTCTTGAAAGAAAGCTCTAAAGAAACCATGTACAGAATATTCAGAACCTTTAACTCGAAAGAAGTTGCCGAAGTTACGAAGTGCTTCTCTTGGATTTGTGAAAAAACTATTCGAAACACCAAGAGCAATCTCATCAAACATAAAATCGAGAAATTCAAGTTTTGTATCTTCAACATCTCTAACTGTTTGTAGCTCTTGAATAATTCCACCGAAAGTATCCGCGGAATCTAAATGTTCATAGTATGCATCAAGAAATGTTACGAGATTCGGATAATCTTCTCGAAAATGTTCTGGTAAAACTTCATCTACCAAACTTTTTCTTACATTTGTACCTATACGACCATAGTCGCGAGTGGTCTGTGCAAAACCTGTATGAGCCATTATGTCACCACTAAAGTATTATTCTGTCTATCAATTCTTGCTGTTGCAGATGTTTCTGTCTGATCGAGTCTTAGAATATAGTTACGTAAAGGACGAATCACAGAAGGATTATCCGGTATCACAGAAATTTTAATAAATGTGTCACCACCAATAAATGCTTCAGGTGCAAAGCCAATAATATCAACTTTACCGTTTACACCATCATATTGTCCTACATTATCAAGTAATACGTTACCATCAACATCGATAATTTGTAGTCGATTTGAATTAAGTTCATTTTTAATTGATGCAACTGCTCCGTTAAATTGGAAGATTGAAGAAGACACTGAATGTACTTCATCATCTGGAGTTACAATCTTCATCGGGAAAGCAAGTGCATGAGATTCTGTTACGCCTATTGTAGGAGAAAATCTTAATTGTGCTTTCACATCCATTCTGCTTGATAAGATCGCTGTATCTAAAGCATCAATCTCCGTCAAGAGATTACTGCGTCTGAAAATTTTATTGAATGCATTAAGATTTGTATTAAAATAACGATTAATAAAATTAAACACACTGTTTTCGGTAGCAGCTACAGTAAAGCCTGTTTCTGCAGGATCAAAATCAAAATCAGTTTGAAGTTCTAAGAAGACATCTGTAGGTTCAACGAACTTTGTTGTCATTGAAACAACCGAAAGATTATCTGTAAAGTTTGTAACAATATTTGCCTCTACAACATCTTTAGTTGTTTGTGAAGTATTTACCGGGAAATTCAATGCCACATAAACTGCGCCATAATCAATCGGCACATTTTGATCTCCTGACCAAACATTACAGTCTGCTACTTCAGGGAAATTACTGAGAATAATACCTTTATAGTCAAGTGCAGTTACAAGCCTTTGTTGTGCAGCATATGCAATAGGTGCAAGTTGACGCACGCTTTCAATTGACTGCTTGAATGCTCCGCCTGTCGATTCGTTTGTTGTAGCTACACTTACTGTATAATTAATTCCATCTACATTAAGATTTGATCCAGAAACAAATACGTCACCGGCGTTAGCAGCAGGTCCGGAAGAAGAAAGATAAGTCACAACAACTTTATTGCCAGGATCTGGTTTCTTACCGAAAGATACTCCATCTCCAAAATTTACTTCATAGAAACCATTTGGTGCTTCACGAATTGAATATACGGTTGAATCCTTATCAATTGTATTTGCTTCAGATAGCTTTGTATACGTAACATAGTTTGAAGAACCGGCTGTATCGTATACTCTAACTTTCGCTGTTGATGTATCGATAGTTGTATCAGGAATAACAAAGACCTGTCTTTCATCTGTTTCACCAGATAAGAATGTTTTATTCTTTTCTGTACCCTCGTAAATTGGTATATCAGCAGATCCAGCAGATGTTTGGAATTGATATAGACCTGAACCATTGTCTCTTGCAAAATATGTTTCAAGAGTCGTAAATGTATAAGTGACTCCATCGATCGAAGAGTTAAACGTCCATCCACTAGGCAACTGTATTTGTGGTGGTCGACCTGCTACACCAGAAAGATTGACTGTAAGATTCACTAATGCTTTTGCTGTAGTACGAGAACGTACTTGATATCCTAATGTTTCGGCATGTGAAACAACAGAAGAACGAAGTTGAGCGGTCGGTAAAAAAGATTCGTTGAGTGCAAAGTTTGCAGTTAAACCATTAAGGTGTGTATTATACGCTAGCACATCTAAAATATTATTTAAGCCTGATGCATCAAAGTCGTAGTCAGCAAATTGCTGTTGTGACTTAAGATAGTTTTTCAAACCCGCTTTAATATTTTGAAAGTCAAGATCGGTTGATTTTACGGTAGTTGCCATTTATCTGAGCCTCGCTAATGAAACATCTACAGATACTATTTCATTCGTATTTACAACCTGAAACTGAATCGTTGCATCAAGTGAATTATAATCTGGTTTGAGATTCAAAGAAATAGAAAGTACTCTTGCTCTCGGTTCATAATTCTTGATAGCATCTGCTATTAAATCTTGTATAAAGTCTGGATCATAATCTGTATCAAGTGCAAACAATGCACTGTTTAGATTTGCTCCAAAGTTCGGCTGAAATGGTTTTTCATACCGACTTGTAAGTAATAAATTTTTTACAGACTGTTTAACGGCAGCAGCATCTACTTTCTTATACACATCTCCAGAAGGTCGAGCCGTAAAAGAAAGGTCAATATCGGTATATTGTCGAGCTCTTGTTGTAATGATCGAGCTAGATAAATTACCGTCTTCAGTTGAAAATGCTTTAACTGCCATCTAAAAATCCTTTGAACTATTTATAACAGTTCTATAAGTTCGCCGTTCGTTTGAACGTAGTTATTATAACGAGTTTCGATTTCATTTTCATATACAACAGTCCATTGTGCTGTTACAGTAGGCATCACCAAAATGATTTGTACGTTTAATTCTCCATTCGGATTATAAGTATCATAGTCTAATATCATCTTTTCAAAATTATAAAAATCTTTTATATGTGTTGCAAGATCAAATGTATGTTGTATCGGTATCAATCCATTACGATCTCTAAGTTCGTATACAACACACTGTCCTTTTGACATTTTATAATTTAAACTATCAACTTCGAGTTCCTCTGTAGGTGAATAGAATCCTTCAACCACCTGTAAAGAATAACGATTACGATCGTTTAAATGTTCTTGAATTGAATACATAAATTCTGCATGCAGATAAAGATTCTTTGCAATTTGCACACGTTCTGTATCGTCTGTAATTGCATTTAATGTTTGTGGATCACCGTGTCCACCTAAGAATCTACCGACTTTAACTCCCTTTGCCAGAGCAGTTTTTGCATCAATTACACCGTCTCGTATAAATTGTGCTTCAGGATTATAAAGCTGAGAGGGTACAAGAGTCACTTCTTTTCTTAAATTATTTGTAGCTTCAATTTTTTCTGTAGGATCTGTGCCAGGGAATGTTGTCTTAG